CAGGGCTCCCTGGTATCACATTTCTGATGCCAACTCTACTGCCCACCCTAAAGTAAGCGTTGTGAAACGCTCACCGCCAGGTGGATTACTGCTGCTTAGTTATATGTCGGAGATTCGTCAATGCCCTATGTGGATAGTCCCATAAATCAGGACTACGAAGAGAAAGAAGGACACGATAGCGAGGGAAACCTGAGCGTAAGCCCAGATACCCTAGCGAACCGTGCTCGACTAACTCGATCCCGCGGGCGCTTCCGCATCCCGGATGCCTTCCAAGAAATAGTGACCCGCTTTCATGCTTTTGAGACCCCTGTAGAACAGGATATCATCACACGTGAGCGGAATCGCTACTATGAAAAGGTTGAGGTAACGGAAGATACTGTTCGTAACCCCTATTCGAGGCTTAAACCGCCCCCGAAGGGGAAGATCGTAGACGATGGTGGTGATTTTACTCACTATACCATCGAATACACGGACAGTGTAACGAAGAACGTGCACCAGGTACTACCTGGAGAAGTCGGTGACCTTACGGTGAGCGGCCTTATTTGGCTTAACCCACCTACAGACATCGAACATTTGGGGATTTACCTGCACGATTCGATCGAGCCTCCTGAAGAGGACCTCGATCTCTCAGATATTGGGCCCAGACTGTGGGGGGCTATGTCTCCCACAAACCCGACTGTCGACCTAGGCGTAGCCTTGGCCGAAATTCGCGACCTACCCCGCCTTGTGAAAGGCAGGTTGGACTCGTTGAAGAACCTCGTAGCCACGTTAGATAATCCGAAAGGATTGGCTGACTGGTTGCTTGCTGTACAGTTTGGGTGGAAACCTCTGATGGCTGATATCCGTGGTATTATAAAAGCTTACCACAGACTAGAAGCCCGCATCGAATTTTTGATGCGAAACGGCGGTGAGCCGTTACATCGGAAGGTCCCTACTGGTGACCCGAAAGTCGAAGAAAGTGTGTTGGTTGACGAAACCAGCTCGGAAAATCCGGGCTGGATGATGGATATCACACCTCCTGGCTTCGACTCTGACGAGATGACTGATAGATTTCGGACTAAGCTAGTATGTACAACTAAGACATACGAAGCGGCATCCGGGGTTTTTACTTATCATCTCGGCGACATACCCCCGACGCCCGCTTACTTGCGGGCGAAGCTTCTTGGATTAATTTTCAATGAAGCCTTATTGTGGGAAGCTCTGTCCTGGTCATGGTTGGTCGATTGGTTCTCTAACATTGGGGATGTAATTTCCAATGCACAGATGGCCATAGAAGACCGGATCGTGGCCTTGTATGCCTACTCTCAAAGACGTGTTGTCCGCGAGTATAGGTACGAGGCTTCCAACGGGTTTTACACCGTAGGCGTCACTCGTGTCTTTGACACAAAATGTCGCCGAAAGATAGATCCGTTTGGATTAGCAGCAGAAGTCGGTTTATCTGACTTGCAGTACGCCATCTTGATAGCGCTTGGGCTCACGAGAGCTTAGGCACAAACCCCTGTCAAGGTGTAATCCGTCGTGAGACGGATATCACTCTTAACTGAGAAAGATCCCAACAATGGCATTTGCTGACCCGATTACTATCACCATTAACGCTGTGAATAAGTCACTGGCTAGGGCATTTCAGCCCATCCCCGGTGGCCCGTCTCGCTTTGTGATGGCTGATGAAAGTTTCCTTGCGGAAATTTCCCATCAGATCGTTAAAGGCAAGCGGGAGCGGCACTTGTGGAAAGTCACCCAAAAGGCGATTACCGCAAATCCGTTCATTCCTGCGGAGAACATCGAGAACTACGCCTCGTGCTACTTGGTGCTGGATAACCCCAGACAGGGGTTTACCGACACTGAGTTGCAGTACCTGGTCCAGGGTACGACTAGCTTTATCGCTAGCGTTACTGGGAACAGGGACAAGTTCATTAACGGTGAGGCCTGATTAACACCAGGTCTCGTCCGCGCGTATACGTAGATGCGCGGTGGTAGTGTCGTCGCCCTGTAGTGGGGCGGCGACTTCGATCGGAGCCAGAGCCACTGTACTGAAATGACAACCTCGAAAGGGTATCATGAAAAGTTCAGAGCTGGATCTAATTACCAAGATGCTGACTGACGTTAGCATCATATGTAATACCTCCATAGATCGCGACCTAGTAACAATTAGGTCGCGGTATGAATGTGAAGGGCTGTCGTTCATCACGATTACCCTCCCGACTTTCGCAAAAGGGCTTGAAAGGGCCCTCGAGCTTGGTCGCATAGAGACATCGCACTTCCCTGCCTTTAACAAGCAGAAGGAGAGCGGGCTAATCCCGAAATTATTCTCGGGTATAACCTCTATGATATTCAATGTAGGTGATGGGACTCTTCGCGAGCACCCCTCCATCGAGGCCATAGATGCAATTAGGCAGGTTTGCCTATCACATCATAAACTGAAAATGGAGTGTACCGATGAGCGTAAAAGTAACGCTGTACGGGCTTTTAAAGCTTGCGAAGAAGATCTTGCTAAAGTTCGTCTTAAATCGTGGAAACATCGCGGTCTTTTCCGTGATGTGTCTCGGTTTTGCTTTGGCGGCGTGCTCAGTGACGTACAGGAAATCCTGTGTCACGGAGAACTCGTCCCCAAGCACGGACCCGGCGCAGTTGTCGAAGGACTCCGCGGAAATGCGAAGTTCCGAAACAGATGCTGGACCAGACGGCTTGAGCGAGCCATGCCCGCAGACAACTACGTCTTCGGTAATTCTGAAGCGTGGTTAGCCGGGCATGAGTCGTTGACGTTTTTGGC